ACATCCAGCAGGTGGAACGGCAGCGGGTAGGGCTGGGTGATGATCTGGCTGGTTTTGAAGATCTCGTCCGAGAGCGTGGTCGCGCGCACGTCTCCAGAAAACAGGGGTGGCGGCAAGTCGAGCAGGTCGGGCCCGAAGCGGCGGAACTCGATCGGCTGACCGTTGATGACGGCAGCACTCGTGTCGAGCACCCGCAGGATCACTTCGTTGACATGCACCTGTGAACCCTGTGCAGTCGTCCCATTGCCGCCGGATTCAGGCTGCAGCATCTCGATCAGCGGCGTGAAGCCAAGCCCAATCTGCACGGACTTGGCCGGGCGCGTCAGCGTGACCGCGCCGCCGTCGACCTCGAACGTCCCCAGGTAGGCGCCATCGGCCCATGCCTGAACCGTCTCACCTTCCAGGTGGTCGAGGCCGGTCCACGTGGCCTGTCCGGTTGGATGCGTGCCGCTGATACCGCAATCCACGAGCATGTCGGGATCGAACACCTCGACGTAGCGCTTCGTGACACCTCCGACCGTGCGACGCACGATGGCATAGGCATCCTCGCTGGTGGCGGTCGGCACGGTCGCGATGGATTCGTAGGCGCCGTTCGTGATCCACCGCGACCAGCCGGTCACCTCCTGGTCGATGTCGTAGGCGCACACGGCGATCTGCCCATCGGAGCGCACCGCGTAGAGCTGGGAGTCGGGCTCCTTCTGGTGCGCCGTCTGGATCACCCCATCGCCGGTGATGTGCGCTGCGAACACCGTGCGGTCAGGCGACGAGAAGCCGTCGATCTCGTAGCGGTAGCCGATGGCGGACACCTTCTTGCCGGCCGCCTGCACGAACACCATCTCGTTGCCGATCTTGACCGGGCGCACCGAGCTGGCGCCCACCGTGGACTCGTCAGTCTTCTGGATGTTCGTCGCGGTGATGGGCTTTTCCTGGCCGCCCTTGAGGCTCATCTCGTCGGCTTCGGTCAGGACCAGCATCTGGCGCGCCGGAACCAGGTGGCGGATCGGGCTGTTGCGCGGGCCGTCGAGTTCGAAGCGGAAGGCGTCGTCATCATTGGTGCCGAACTGGAAGTTCAGGTACTCCTGGATCCGGCTGGCCCAGATGTTCTGCGGGTAGCCCGGCGACCCCCCGTAGATCAGCCGCTGCTTGTTGATGGTCACGGCGCGCGGGTAGCCCTTGCGCTCGTTCCAGGCAGGGCTCTCGATGGACCATGCGTTCGCGCCCACTGGCACGATGGAGGTCAGCGGGCGCAGCACCTTGGCGTTCACGATTGAATTGCTGGCCACGTCGGTGATTTCGACCATGCCGCCGTTGAGGATCACCACGCTGCCGTGGTCCTGCGCGTGAAAGACCAGGCCGTCAGGCGACTGGATGAGCCGCCGCGCCGTGCCCCCGAACGCACCACCGGTTCCGACCGTCTGGTAGGTGTAGGTGTTGGTATCGACGACGGTGATGACGTGCGTGCCGTTCAGCGCCTCACCGCCGGTCGTGAAGTGGGAGATCGTGTCGCCGGTCGAGTATCCGTGCCCCGTGACCGTGGCAATCACGCCGTTGATGCCGTTGGCGAGAATGGCGTCGATGGTCTTGGCCGGTTCGTAGAACGCGAAGATCGACGAGAGGGAAATCGTCTGGCCGACTGCACCCAGCGCAGACGGCGCGATGGAGGCCTGCGGACTACCGTCCAGGTTCCACTGCCCAGAGGCGAGCACCGTCGAGGGGAATGGCGTGCGGATGGTCACTGCCACGTGCGTCGGGTCTGTGTAGCCGGTGATCACCGCATCCCCGCCGCCGAAGATGATGTGCCGGCCGACGTCGGAGTTCAGGAACGTGTTTGCGCTGGCCACCACCGTCGCGGCGCCCGGCGTGGCCTGGCTAAGCGTGAGGTTCGTTTCCAGGTAGAGGCCCTGTTCCTCGGTCGGCGCGGTGATGAACGGGACGTTCGCCATGCCCCACTGCGCATCGGCGTAGCGCTGCAGCCGCTGCGGGTACACGGCCTCGTGCACGAGAAAGGCTGTGTCGGCCTTCTGCACGTAGTTGACGCTGGGGAGCTGGGCCTCCGTGTAGGGCGAGACGACCTCGTAAGGCGAACCCGATGCCAAGACGTAGGCGCGTTCCTTGATGAACCGCACATAGCCCTCGCCCAGCTCGAGCACATAGGCCTGCCCGCGGTTGTAGACGAACTCGATCAGTCGGGCCACCTTCGTCTGATCCTTGGTGGGCCGGATGAAGCGCGAGCCGGGCCGGCGCTTGGCACCGCCCTGCACCGTCAGCACGCAGTTCTCGATGCGCTTCGCCCCGTTGTTGTACTTGGCGATATCGACGCGGCCGAGAGCGATGGACGGCGACAGCTCGCCGCCGGTGAAGTTGGTCTGGATGAGATCTGCGCGGGCCATTACATGCGCCCCGTGATCAGCGTGTAGTCATCGCTCAGCGGTTCGCTCGGATTCTCTTGCGAGTCGATGGCGCGCGCGGCCTTGGCCATCGCTATGTACTCGTCCTTGAGCTCATCGCGCAGCGTGGTGGATTGGGTGACCGGATAGGCCAGCTTCCATAGCATGCGCGCCGTCATGAGTTCCACGAGCTTCGAGTCCCAGGTCGACTCCTGATCGTTTCGGAACACGTAGACGATCGGGAGAGCCGTGCCGCTCGCCAGGATGCGCCGACCCTCGACCTTGAAGCGGCTGCATGTCGGCATGCCCACCTTCCAGTCGCCGATGCTGATCATGCGCAGGTAGTCGCTCGGCAGCGCGAACTGAGCGGAGAAGCCGAACGCTGGGGTCGTCGACATGGGCGCCAGAACTTCCCGCTTGATGGCGCAGTTCCAGTCGTTCTCGCGCAGGATCGAATCGCGCTCGGGCCCGTAGAGGTTGGAGCACAGGCGCGCCAGGTCGCCGGGCTCGTTGAAGGAAGCGATGGGGGCCTTGCCCAGCTGCAGCAGCGCGTTGGAACAGATCGAGATCGAGGTGGACATCGGCTTCTCCAGAAACGAAAAAAGGGGAAGGCGTGGCCTCCCCCTCGGTTGCAGGGGCGGACCCCTTGGTTACGGCGCGACGAACGGGACTTCGACGCGGATTGCCTGGTTGGCAGCACCAGCGGCGCCGCCGAACGTCAGGTAGAGCTCGCAGTCCTGCGGCAGCAGGTAGGTCTGGCCGGTGATGGTCTTGGTGCCGGTGTTGACCTGCGACGTCGAGGCGGCGCTGATTGCGGCAGCGTTGACCACGGCCGTCGCGTCGATGGCCATCTTGGTCTTCGGATCGCGCAGGCCCACCGACAGCGTGCTCGACGCGGTACCGGCGGCGCACGACACCGTGACGGGCAGCAGCAGACGCGAACCCTGCGGCAGCACGATGGACGTGCCTGCCGTGTCGTTCTGCGCGGGCGCCGCGTAAGCCGCGGGCGTCTCGATGACGGCGACGCGCATGCGGTTGAAGGAAGCCGCGGGCGCCTTGGTGCCAGCGGTCTGTGCCACCTGCGTGCGGGTGACGGTGAGAAGTTCAGCCATTTCGTTTTCTCCTGAGAGTTGGTCCGGGGTTCGCGCCAGCGATTACTGGAACGAGACTTGGACGACCTTCTTCTCGTCCTGGCGGCCTGCGCCGTAGCTGCCGGCCATCGACACCTGCAGCGAGTTCTTCTTGTCGGGGCGCTTGTCGACGCTGCCCTCCTCGAAGCCCATGCCGAAGTGGATGGCGCTCTTGGCGTAGGCGGCCGTGGTGTGCACGCCGCCGGCGACCGTGGTGCGCTCGTACGGGATCCAGGTGAAGCCGAGCCACTTGTTGGCGATGTTCCCTTCCTGGATCATCTTGCCGGCCATGAAGTCCGCGCTCGTGAGCGTGGTGTCGCTCAGGATCTGGGTCATGGCGAGCGAGTCCCACAGGAAGAACAGCTCCTCGTCGTCGGTCTCATTGGCGCGGAAGATCGCGCGGGCCTGGATGATCTTGGCCTTGGTCAGGCCAGTGCCACCGGCGGCGATGATCTGGCCGGCGGGCAGCGTGTAGGGGCCGGTCGTCCCGTCCACGCTGTTGATCGTGCCCAGGGCAGCCGCGAAGATGATGTCGTCGATCTTGCGGTTGCGCGCGGCGACGAGCTGCTGCATGTACTGGCCGCCCGTCACCGGGTTGACCTTCATCTTCGGGATGTCCGCCTTGTCCAGCGGCAGCGCCTTGAAGAAGTCGCGCATCGGTACGGTGCGCGCGGTATGGTCGATGTCGGACCAGATGGTGTCACCGTGGCGGGTGACGTTCTCGTCCATCTCGACGGCGCCGAGGTTGTTGATCGTGAAGCTCGCGCCCTCGATGGTGCCGCGGTCGAAGACGGTGGCGCGGAGGCGGGAATCCTTCTGTTGGGCCAGCAGGCGCAGCGAGGAATCGAACTGCGTTACGAACTGGCGGGTCACGGTATCGGTCATTGAGAACTCCTGAAGTTTTGAACTGGTGTTCGCCGTTCAGGTGATCCGTTGCCGGGCCTGCGTCGCTGGCTGCTGCGGGCTTCTCGGTGATCCCGCATGCCAAGCAGGGCCGTGGCCTGCAATGTCAGTTTTCGACGTGCCGGAATCCCGGCAAAAGAAAAGCCCGCTCAGCTTTCGCCGGCGGGCTGAAGGTCGATCGCTCGACCGTGGAGACAACTGCGTTCAGATCGGTTCGTTCTTGCCCTTCGTCTCGCGTGCGAGCAGCGCGCTGTAGCGCTCGGTCACGGACTTGTGCTTCGGGTCTTTCGGATCGCTGTAGGCCGCGAAGTTCTCGGTCAGGAAGTCGGCAGCGGTCTGCGCGCCGCCGCCAGTCCCACCGTTGGCGGCGGCCGGCGTCGCGTCCTCGCCCATCTCCTTCGACAGTGCAGCGAACATGCGGATCGCGACCGGGTTGTTGCCGATGGCCTTGTCCACCTCGTCGAAGGTGAAGCCGGCCGCGGCGCCGACCTTCACAGCAGCCGAGAACGACGCCTTGATGTTGGCGTCGTAGTCGTTGCCCCAGGTCTTCTTCAGTTCGGCCACGGCGGTTTCGACCGTCTCGGCCTGGCCCGCGCTCACCAGCCCGGGCGCCAGCGTGGCCCACTCGTTCAGCACGCTCTCGTACTGGCTCTGGCTCAGGCCCCAGCCGTGGGCCTTTTCCTTGAAGGCCTTCGCGGTTGCGTCATCGAGCTGCAGCGCCTTGAAGGTTTCGTTGTCCGGCAGCTTGTACTCGTCGGCTGTCTTGGGGCGGATGTCGCCGCTGCCCATACGCTTCTCCAGCGCGCTGCGGTGCTCGTCGACCTTGCGCAGCGACGCGGCCAGGTCGAGCTCACCATCAGCGCCGTTGACGCGGAACTTCTCGGGAATGGACTGCGGGGTCCACTCGTTGCCGCCGCTCAGCGCCGAGCCTGCTGGATTGCCTTCGCCGCCTGCTGCAGCGCCTGCGCCCGCCGCTGCGCCCGGTTGACCGCCGGCGGCTCCTGCACCACTGCCGGCGGCACCGGCTGCGGCACCCGCTCCACCATCGCCACCGCCAGCCGCGCCAGCTTCTCCTTCCATGTAGACATGTCGTGCTCCGAAGTTCATGGTTCGTTCTCCTGGGTGTCGGGCACGGAATTGGCCCGGTTGATCATGCGGATGATGTGCTGCACGACTTCGTGCTCGCCCATGCGGTGGTAGGTCTTGATCACGGCGTCGATGCCGCCTTCGACGACGGCCGGCTTGCTGTAGCGACGCACGAGGTCTTCAAGGATCTGCGCGCCGCGCTTGTCGACTTCGAAGATCTGGCGATACAGCTCGGGGAGCTGTTCGGGCGAAACGTCGCGGCTCATACGGCTACGGCGGCGTCGATGGCTGTCTCGCCGGCCTTCATCTGCAGCGCCTGAGCCTGCTGATCCTGCTGGGCCTGTTGCCGGTTGCGGTTGTCCATCTCGCGCTTCTGGGCCAGTTCTTCAGGGCCGCGCAGCAGCTTGGCCGGCACGCCTAGGGCCTTGCCCTTCTCGTAGTTGGCGTCGTCGAGCTTGATGTTGTCGAGGACGGTCATGTCCTGCGTCGAGCCAGCGAGCGCGAGGAGGCCGGCCACGAAGGTGTCGATCGCCGTGACTTCTTCCATCAGCTGGCTGCGCGCGAGCGGGCTGATGTACTTCACGGTGTAGTCGCCTTCCAGCAGGCCCTCAGGCACCGGGCCCAGCTTGGCGACCAGCGCGCCGGCGCGGTAGGCGATGTTGAAGCAGCGCTCGACTGTGACCTGCAGGAACTCGGACTGGAAGCGGCCGACCAGCGGCGCCATGAGCTGCCGGATCTGGTTCATGTCGCGGGAGATCTCGGTCGCGCTGCGCACCGGGCCGCCCTGAGGCGTGAGCATGTCGGCGAGAAGCGCACGGCGAATGCCCTGCTGCAGGTCCTGGCACTTGGAGAACGACACGTTGAAGTTCGCGCCCGTCTCCAGCGGCGCCATGCTCTCCAGCGATGCCATCGCTACGATCTTGCGCGGCCCGATGCGGATGGTCTTCGGGTTGAGCACGCCGTCATCCACGGCCTTCCACATGCCGCCAACGGCGATGTCGAGGCTCATCAGTTCGAGCTTCTTGATCTGGTTGAGCGTCTTCACATCGGGCAGGACGTTCGAGCCGAGGCCGGTGGCATACGGCGTGCCAGGGATCAGGCGCCAGCGCGGCACGGCGCACGGGAACTCGTGGTAGCCCGACTCGCGCACGATGTGCTTCTTGCGCTTCTCCATGTGGCAGGAGCGGAACGGCAGGTTCCTCGACAGCGCGGCGCCGTACTCGCCTTTGCGCCGCGGCTCGATGGCCCACAGCATCGGCACCTTGTCGGTCAGCTTGCCGTCGTTGAACAGCTTGGCCGTCTCGTCGCTCACCTTGTCGAGGCCATATTCGGCGACCGCCTGCTCGACCGTCATGTCGAAGCACCGATAGATCGTGTCCACGCGGCCGGCAGGCTTGCTGCTCGCCACGAAGCACTGCGACAGCGGCCACTGCTCGAAGTTGAAACCGCCGATGGGCCGGCCCTGCTCGTCCTTACCCTCGTCGATGTAGAGCACGAACCAGCCCGCCGGCACGATGTCGCTGTAGCACTCACCGGCTACCGCACCGAAGCCCGCGGAGTTGATGTGTTCGAAGAGGAACTGCGCCGCGCCGTCCATCCAGGTGGTCGTCTGCTCGTCATCCTGACCGGCGTCGAGCCCGAACCAGCGCGAGTTGTCGGGCGTCATCCAGCTGGCGATGTTGGACTTGAGCACCTCGCCGGCATCGATTGCGGTCGAGTCGTAGAGCACCGCGCGCTGGTTGGCGGCCGTGGTGCCAGCCGATTCGGTGGGCGAGGAGTACCAGCCGACAGCACGCTCGGGCGCGAGGTACTCGAAGACCTCCTGCCAGATCGTCTCATGGGGGAGTCGCTGCGCCGCCAACTGGGTGTAGCGGCGGTCCAGTTGGGCGGCTGCTTCGGTCATCTATTCCCCGAGGGTGGTTTTTCCGTAGCTGAGCGCCGATGTGGTGCCGGCGCCCGTGGAGAGTGCAGAGGCGCGTCGCGCGGTCTTGCGCACGGCGGACTCGGCATTGGCCTTGCTCGCTGCCTCGGCCGCAGCACGATCTGCCGCGACCTGCGGGTCTTCGCGCGGCTGAACCGGCGCGGGAGCTTTGCCGCCACCTCCGCACATGGCTTACGACACCTTGCGGTCGGTGGGGTGGACCGGCGGCACGTACCAGCCGTCCTCGGTCAGCACGGGGATGGTCGGCTTCGATTCGAGGACCGAGGCCATGGTGGGCAGCACGACCTTCTCGGGCACGGCGACGGCAACCTGGTTGCGCGCGATCGTGCGCATCATGGCCTTGAGCTCGGCGATCTCGGCGGCTTGGGCCTTCACGGTTTCCGAAAGGTCGGTGCCGGCCGCTGCGGTGTTTGTCTCACCCGCGCCCGGGGTGACGGGGGAGGCTTCAGCCTCGGGTGCGTCGGGGGTGGGATTGGTGCCCGGAGTGACGGGGGAGGCTTCAGCCTCGGGTGCGTCGGGGGTGGGATTGGTGCCCGGAGTGACGGGGGAGGCAGTGCGGCCCATGGTGCGTCTCCTGAAGGGGTTGGTAGGGACGCCGCAATGTCCCCCACCACCCAGCCGGAATCCCGGCTACCGAAAAGCTGCAGCCGAAAGTACCTGATCGACCTTGAGCGGCAGATCTTCGCGCGGCAGGCCCGTCACCACGCGCCACAGCGCAATGAGCCGCTCGCCGTCGCTGTGGCCGGGCTGGGCGTCGCGGTTCTTCCAGCCTTCGACGGTGGTGCGCGCGCAGCCGATTGCCGCGCCCATCGCCGCGTGGGTGTAGCCGCGCTGCTCCAGCGAGACGATGACGTGCCACCA